TTGATATGAAAGCGCATTTCGGGTTGGAAAGAAAGAATTCTGCGAGTCAAAGACTCAACAGCATTCCGTTCTCCTCCTTAGATGCCATTATTGACCTGTTGCACAAAGGCTGTGCAGGGTGTTTTGCCATTTTGAAAAGAATGAAGACTAAGCACGCGCGAATTCGGTTTGATCCGAAGACACGCGCCAAATTAATCGACAATTCTGGCATTACACGACAGGTGCTCCTCCACACTCTTGCTCTGTTGCAAAAGCGTGGACCGGCTGCGGCCGGCCAATGGGGCCTAGCGGACCCCTCGTTCAAAGTCGTCACTCGCGACCTCGAACGGCCCTTCTGGAGTGAGAAGGGGCTAATCTGGAAACTGGCTGATAGCCTCAAGCCAATTGACTTTCCAGTCCTGCAGATAATTTGTTTTATGCAGGAGGGTGATCTGATTCGGCTCGATCACCTTGAATCCGCACTTCGGTTTGTGCGAGGTTTCTTTGAGCAGCTCGCCGATGCCGGTTGGTTGAAAGATCACCACGGCAATATCCCACTAGACCAGTTCATCTCGGTCGTTCAGAAGCATTCGCTGTCTGAATCCAAGCTTTTCGCGTACGGTAAGTGGTGGAGCTCTAATCTGCTTGCACAGCAGATGCACAAAGAAAGGTTTCCTCAAGAAGTCGAAACCCCCAGTGACCTAACATGGGATGCCTATGGAGGGACGCACGGATGGTTGCGTCTGAAACTTCGTAATGCGGTGCACTTCGGTGCAGTAGGCCATCGCGGCCGAAAATTCCGAGCATGGAGATTATTTACGTCCATGCAACAGTTGAAGAGAAATTTCCTTCCTGTTGGCGAAGATTTCATGCTTGCTACTTTCAAGAAGCATAAGAAGGCCATGACTAGGCCCCCAGGTCCCATGAACACTGGAACGATTCTCGAGAGAGTACCGTTTAATCCGACGAATGTGCGTACACGTCGTGATGTTCCGTTGCGGCGTGCTGCCGCAGCAAATCCCGATAATTTTGTACGGGAGGTTGACGCAAAAATGCGGAAGGTCCTGACTAACTTTCAACCAAAGTTACCAGTGATGATGCAGCCATCGAGCTCGGCCTGTTTCGAAAATGGCCGCTCTGGCGGAGGCGCAAGTGCATATCTAGCGCAGAAATACTGTGGGCTGACTTTTGAGTCAGATCTATCTAACGCGGGTCGCGGCGTCCTGCTAATGATGGATTATACACCTACCTACGGTACGAAGAGCATCTACGGCATTCCATACCCTGAACTGACGGGCCTACTTACTGCTGCAAACGCGCGGTTGTTCGCATATCAGACGGGTTTTCTTGACGACGAGAGGGACTATGAGATTACCAAGGAACGGAGTGTTCTTGTTGATAATGGTCCAGATAACGTCGCATGCCGAGTCGCTGGAGTGAAGGAACCTGCAAAGGTTCGTACCGTCACTGCTGGCGAAGCTTTGCCATATTGGTTGACGCGGTCTTTCCAGAAAGATGTTCACGCGTATATACGGCAAATTCCGCAATTCTCACTATGTGGCCAGCCCTTGGAGGCTTGGCACCTGAAGTTCTTGGATCGTCTTTCGAGCGATTTCGGACTCTTCCAGGGTTACACATTTGATGGTGAGCGCACGGTCTGGGTGTCCGGTGACTATTCCGCAGCGACTGATGAGATTGATATCAGGTTAACTCGCGCTTGTCACGGGATTATGATGGAGAAGCTTATGACATCATACGAGCAGCAGGGCTGCGACCCAGAAACGATCTTGATGTATCGTTATGTTCTTGATGCGTGTATTGAACCGCATTTGGTGAATTACCCCAAGAACTATGTTGAGTCAGAGGAGCTTCGGACAGCTTCTCTTGGTCCCCAGGACGCTCTCATGGGCCGGGACATGGAAGATCTCAACGCGTGCGTGCAGCAGAACGGCCAATTGATGGGCTCAACCTTGAGCTTTCCAATTCTCTGCATTGTCAACTTTTGCGTCAGTTGGTTGGCGCTATTTCCTCATGTGGATGATTTCCGCAAAATTCCAATTCTAGTCAACGGTGATGATATTCTATTCCGTTGTCGTGAGTCACAGTATACCGTTTGGTGTGATCACATAAAGAATGCTGGTTTCCGAAAGAGTTTGGGTAAGAATTTCGCCCATGAAGATAAAATCTTCATTAACTCCCAGCCATGGGTCGCACGGAAGCGATCTGACTTCGCTGAGTCAGGTTTGTGCGAATTCGACTACTGTCCCTTCTTTAATACGGGGCTGATGCATGGTCAGTCGAAAGTAGCGTCACAGATGCCAATTGAAACGGACGAAAGTCAGGTATTCAAGGCACTTTACACTCTCCAACCAGAGGCTGTGAAGGGTGCGCAAGACCGCGAACGAGCTGTTAGACGATTTCATTCAGTCAACAGAGAGCATCTCCGTCTCGTTTCTGCGGATGGTTTCTTCTCTTTTCACGCCGCGCGTGAATTTTACGGCCTGGGTATGGTGCCGAGTGAGAAGGCTCAGTACACAAAGTTCCAGAGGATCATTGCAAACGTTTGCATCCAATCTGGACTCGAGCTCTCTAAACAGGGAAAGCTCTACATCGGCGACGGGAGATGTTTCCGCGCTACGCACGACCTTTCGAGGATTCAAGGTCGTCGGATGTTGTACCGAGGGTCACTTGTTCCTCCGGAATCTGTTAAGCCATCTGCGACGGGCTTTACTGTCTTAAAACAGATTGACCAGAGTGAACTTTTATGGACGCAGGACGTTGTCACTGAAGGTGACGATACCATGTTCTGCAGCGCGCGAGCGCTCTCAGGTCGACTTCGCAAACGAGTTTCGAAAATGCGAGTCGAATGTCGGGGGAAGGGTGAAATACTTCCTTATCCCGAGCGACTTATGAGGTCGGGCTTTTGCCAGCGACCTTATTCTGAGGATCCAGCTTTCATCTCAACTGAGATGTTGTCATACTAGACTGCTTGAGCCGTTGCTCTAAAGCCTTAGGTCTAGGATACTTGAGTTATGCTTTAACTGTAAAAGCAGGGATAGTATCACGTCCTGAGCATGACGTTAAACTGCTCATACGTACGTACCAAACTGGGAGCGGTACCCGGTCACCCGTCTTGGAGAGCGTATCCAAGCGCCCGGAAGGACCCTTATGGCAATAATACCTGTACGTATTCACCTGTGATCTGTCGATCGATCACATGGGGTTGCAAACTCTCCTCGTAGCAAGATGACAAGCCTTGCTCGGTTTACCCAAAACGGTGTGACTAGTCGTAGTCACTTAATAGTTCCGTACTAAGGGCCCCTCTCTGTGAGAGTGTGCGTCCGGAAGTAGTCGACAGACTGCACGGGTAGTAATAGTTTGCGATGAACAGTCGCTGCGCGTTGACGAGACGCATCGTTGCGGCATCCGCGGTGGCACGACGCTACTGGAAGCGACGAGGCTTGTTGCAGGTATCCCATGCAAAACAAGCAACGGAAAGGGCACAACTTGGCTCCCCTATTAAAGCAAGCCAAGAAAGCTAAGCAAGCGGCGAACAACCGGCGTATGTCAAAACACCTCGGTTTGTCGGCTCAGCTTTTACTAGCCGCACCAAAGAAGCGACGCGCGGATCGTTCCCACGGTCTTCGCGGCACCTCTTCAACCATCCGGTCAGCACCT